TCACACGCTCTATCTAAAAATTCTTTCACTTATAGTTCTCCTAAAATTGAAATACTATTATACGGAATTTCAACTAAACTGTCAAGAACTATTTATAGAGGTCCTGGATTAAATCGGAAAAATGTTCTTCAATTAAACTTTTAGACTCGGCTAGAGATAGTATCTCAATTAAGCCTGCAAAAAGCTCTCTTGAGTTTGTCAAGTCAAGTGGCATTGCTACACCTTCAGGAGTAGGCTTCCACTCTTCATCAAAGTCCATATAATACTTACGCAAGTGCATATACTCTATACCACGAAAAGTATTTATAGTCAGACGTATCTGCTGTTCTTTTACTTGGTCATAGTGTATAACACGAGAGTATGCTTCAGGTGCTTGATGTAAGTCCACTACCGCCTACCTTCATTCTTTAATATAGACGAAAGAGGTACTACACTCTGCACATTAGAAGGGCGTAATAAACGATAGGAATCAGTATCCCAACAGAAAAACAATAAAGTTTGATCTGTTTCTTTTGCTCTATTCTTTTTAGTTTGAATATAGGGTGTGCTAAAATCCAAAGTACATACATTGTATTTTAGTTTTCTTGATTGTTCACTACGATAAGTAATGATTGCATCTCCGTACTCATGTACGAGATCAGCTAGTGCTTGCTTTTTCACTTTAGCTCCTTTGTAGTAATTCAGCAATAATTATTGTGATGTTACATACTGTTTGGTGCTTTCTGTGAATACAAAAACACCCCACTAGCCGAAACTAGCAGGGTGGGTATTTTAGCCTTCGTTAATCGCAGTGATTACTTTGGTGAAATACTGTGATGCTTTACCAGTCAACTTACCAATGATTTCCTCATCGACTTCTTGACCTGCATCACCAAGTGCTGCAATGAGTGCTTCTGCAGCTGCTGCTTTAGATACTCTTGTGCTACCACCTGTAGAACCGCCACTAGATTTAGTAGCAGGTGTTTTCTTAACATAAACGCCAGCTTTGGTTAAGATCATACGGACACCATTAGGTGACTCGTCTAATTCTTCTGCAATATCTTTTACAATCTCCATACTGGTCTCTGGAGTTGGTTGTGCTTCTTCATACATTGATACTGCTTGTGCTTTCTTATCGTCGTCCCACGCCATTTTGCGCTTCCTCTTGTTAGGTTGTTTATATCCTGGGCAAGTACCCAGAGCTTTAAGTTGTGAAAGGTAGAATCGTTCCGACATTGGTTATTCCCCTAAATTTGAAATGATATTATACGGCAATTTAAGGACTTCTGTCAAGAAGTATTTTTTATAACCTGTCAATTCTTACCCCGTACTGTTTCAAATGTTCTAGCTTACATAATTCATATGCAGGAACATATGCAGAGAAACCTCCTGCGTTTACATTTGAAAAGAAAGTATCTTCGCTATCAACCTTCTGTCGAATGTATACAGCGTAAGCAGGACACCCGTACTTACTTTCATAGTCAAACTGTGTCATACCCTTTTTACTTTCTAGAAATTCAGGAGTTAGTTTGTGTTTTACTTCTACAGCTGCATGATAAGTTGCTGACCAAGCTATCTCCCCAGAAGCATAGTCATCCGCCATGAGTTCATCGGGATAGTAGTGAGAGCCGAGTTTTTCCTCTTTACTCGCAGGGCGTTGGGGTACACCGACTGTTTCAAGTAGAGATCGTACAAAGGCTGGTGATCGAAACAAGGACTTAGAAATCTCTGATACCGCCCCACCTTGAAGGTAGCTCTCGCAAGCCTCTGCGATCTCAGCAGATGACGCGGGTCTGCCCCGCAATTTCTTTTTACGAGCTGCAGTATACGCCTTCCTGTCATGATAATCCTCTATAATCTTGTTAAGCCTAGTAGTATTGTAAGCTATGTTAAGAATGTCACAGGCTTCTTTTTTAGTTATTGCCTTTGTTGTAGTGGGGGCTGAAGAACTCGGGTTTAGCAGTGCTATTACCTTTTCGATGTTTTGTGTCGATAAGTTCTCGTAGTCCTTCTTTTTTACTACTTTTCGCGCCATATTCTAACTCCAATAATAGTTCGCAATAATGAATGATTTTCTTTACGTCCTCTGCACCGTTCTTAGCTTTGTGCCGAGTCGCATACTTTATGATGTTTCCTTCGATGTATCCTAAACCATTTGCGTGTATGTACTCTAATGGTTGTATAGGCAGATCGTAATGCGAGCCACCTTCTTGCCGATCTAACGGTCTTTGTTCTTCTTCGTGATCTTCTGCTACCCACACTGGTAATTCTCCGCTTGCTGCTATGTTTTTGAGTCTAGTAGTTGGTTTGCTGTTGTCTTTCATTTATTTGGCTGTGATCCGTTTTTCGTAGTCTGCATAGTCATCGCTCCACCAGGGTGGTCTTTCTCGATATTTCCACTCTGCAAACGTACCCTTGTCGAGGTGATAATAATCACGATACGACTGGATTGGATTGTCATAGTCTTTCAACTCGTCAGGCATAGCTAGACCGAAAGTAGTAAACCCCTTGCGAGGCATATTCTCAGGCTCAGGTAGTTTATTTACTACTTGTGCAATCGACTTGTGGTCTTTACCATAGCGGTAACGATACTCTTCATTGAGTGCATTGCCATAGCAATGTGTCCACTCAAAGTTGTCTAATGATGAACGTACCCAGATTGTGCAAGGGTGGTTGTACATCATTGGTAAATAAGGTGTTAAGGGTCGCTCTTCTGGTGGGAGATGTTTGATCTCTTTCTTGAGAGCGTTAAGGTGGTCTCGTTCGTCTTTCTCAAGCGCACGAGGAATAAAGCCTAGATGTTTGTCAATCCAGATAGCAGTGCATAGCAACTGTGCTACCTCGAGAGGCATCTTGACGATATGTTTATCTACATGGTACTCGGCACATTTGTCGAGGTCTTGGTCTAAATAAAATAAGTTCATGTACTTTCCCTAAAATTTGAACAACTATTATATCAACTTTCAGCATCTGTGTCAAGAACTTTTTCTATTGTACCAGCCACTGACGGCTAGTCGAGGTCCTGGTGCAAGCTGACTTACTTCGCTAACATAGTGCTCAACCCCGTCGGGTTGTAAAAATATAAGCACTAGACTGTTAAATTTTGGCAACAGGACTGTAGGACGCTCGTCTTCAAATACTGTGAGACACCCACCATATTCATACTTCCAATCTTCTGATAGATTCAATATGTATGCTACATCATATTTGGGATCTTTGTGTATGCTTAGGAAATCTCCTACAGCATAAATACTGGCAAAGTGTGATATTAAATCCAAGTCTTGTAGACCTGACAAGGCTTCAACATATTGTACGAAATCTGGACTGAGTAGTGTATCATATATCAAAGAGCAGTAAGCACATCTGCAAGTGTCTGGATGTCTGCTCATTCTTTTCTGTCGAAAAGTAAACTCATTCTCTATTAAACTATTTTGTAGAAACCCTTGTTGCTTTATTCTTTCCTTTTTATCTGTAAAAGAATGTGATAGCTGAACTGGATTATGTTCTTGGTTACTTTTATACACATGAATCCACTCTTTATCATTTTTAATTATTTCTGCAACTTTTTTGGCGTGGTCTATGTCTAAGAAGTCTTCTATTACTAGTACTTTACTCAACCTCTACACCAACCGCACCCGCAGGTTCGTCGTTAATGGTTACGTTTCTGTAGTAGACGATTACTTCGCCTAACTGATTAATATATCTTTTAAGTTCTTGTGTGTTGTAAGCCATTAGTTCGTAGTCGGCAACACTCATGGCTACAAAGACGATGTCTCCGCCATGTTTCTTTTTAATATCTTCTATGAATTTGTCAAGATAGGTACGGTCTTCGTTTGCTATCTTTTTATCTGATACGACATACCATCGAGGCTCTTTCAACTCGACAGGTCGTGGTAGGGTAGGTTGTGTGATGTTTATCTGCACAGGTTTTGTGATAATCTCTACTTCTCTAGCTTCTTGCTGTAGAAGAGAACAACCACTAATTGTTAAGATTGCTAATGCGCTTACTATCGGCTTCAATCGCATTAAATACCTCCTGGGTTCCGTTATTAACTCGTTTTTCTACGAGTCCAGGTTTCGCACTAGCAAGTTTGGCTAAGCTGTGTCTACGAAATATATCTAGATACTCTGCCTGTTCCTGCTCGTACTGTTGATTCTTTTTTGTGAGAGTATTCAGACTCTCCTGAGTTTTCTTAATGTTTTCCTCAATTCTGCGTATAGTCTCTACTTGTTCTTTTACGGCAAGGTCAAGAGCGGTATTCTCTTCAAACAACTCTTTATTTTCTACTTTGAGAGGTACTACGCTGAGGTAATAAAAGGCGTAACCGGAAACTGCCATAGCTCCGATTACACCTAATAGTACTTTAGACATTTTCTAGGCGCTCCATAAGTCGTTCTGCTCTATTACCTACTTGGCGGAACCAACGTGAATCACGTCCTTCCACTGCTGCAGTAGCCCAGTCCTCGTTATCGATTGCTGTTCTCATGTTCTTAAATTTAGATAAGCGGGTTCGTCCAAGATTAAACATCATATTGACTAGTATCTCTTGTACTTCTCCCGGAAAGCCGTCCCATTGGTCATAGAGAGCTTGACACTCGCTAATCGCAATATCTAAGTCTGCTTGAAAGGCTTCTGTAACACGCTCTTCGGATATGGGTGTATCAACATCTAATCCGAACTCTGGATCATCATCTAAAATGAGGTGTCCTATCCCGAAGGTTGGATACCCCAAATGGTCTAGGTATACTGCGTGTACTATACCTTCATCTATTGCTAATTGGCTTTGAACTTGTTCTCTATT